ACCGTATTCACACAACGTGATATCAACGTTGAAACAATCGGTTACATGAAACAATTTTGTCAAAAAGACCTTGCCGGATTTTGGGCGCAAATCGCGTTAACACCTGGCGCAATGGCCGAAGACAAAACACTTCCTTTCGAAGCGCAAATTACTGATTATTTATTGAAACTTCATGCGAGAGAATTAGACAAGTTAATTTGGAATGGTAATAAATTGACCGGTTCTGGAAACCTTGCATTCATGAACGGATTTAGACAATTTTTGACAACGGCGAATGGTTGTGTCAATTTGAATACTTCATCAACGGCAGCGATTACAGTTTCAAACGCTTACGATGTATTTTATGAAGCATTCACTAACACACCGGCGAACGTTGCCGAAGGCGAAGAATTCATTTGCATGACTGGTCGTGAAAATTTCAACTTGTTGTTGAAGAATCTTGTTGACTTAAACTTGTATTCTTTCAATCCAGGAGAATTCGCAACAATGAACGAATTATTATTACCAGGTTCAAACATGCGAGTTGTTAAAGTAAACGGATTGAACGGAGTTGATAATATATTCACCGGAAGATCAAGTCACTTTGTATTCGGAACGGATTTATCTTCGGATTTCGAATCTTACGATCTTTGGTATTCTTTCGACGACGATGTAATTTATTTACGATCTAAATTCCGCGCTGGCGTTCAAGTTCCTTTCTTGAATCAAATCGGAGTTTGGAACGGAACATCTTCACCGAGCTAATTAAATAAATTATAAACAACGACGGCCGGGCAACCGGCCTTCATTAAAAAAATAGAAAAATGAGTTTATGTGATATGATCGCCGGCTATAATGACCGGACATGTACAAACGGAAAAGGCGGAATCAAGTCGGTTCTATTGTTCCCATTGGGCGCAATGTCCGGCGCGGTTATTACCGCTAACGAAGTAACGGCCTTGACCGTTGCCGGTGAAACATTCCTTTACAAGTTGAAAAGCAATTTGTCAAGCTACACCGCACCGATTAAAGTTGACAAGAACAACGGAACATTGTTTTATGAGCATTCATTATCAATGATCCTGGCGTCCGACAACAAAGAATTAAGAAGTGAAATTCACTTGCTTGCACAAAATGAAGTTGTTTGTTTGGTTGAAAATGCTGACGGAACAATTGTTGCGCTTGGATTCGGCGAAGGACTTCAAATCGCGGATGCGAATGAATACACTTCCGGCGTTCTTAAAGGCGACCGACGTGGACATGTAATCGTTCTTAATGGAATGGAAAACGACGAAGTCCCTGACGTTGATCCGGCTGTTTACGCAACCTTGTTATTACAACAATCACCGATTATTTAAGAAGTTTAGTTTGGTTAATTTAAAGAGGGAAGGAAAAAATTATTTCTTTCCCTTTTTTTTTGTAATTTTAGCACTATGAAAATAAAAAAGGAATTTATCGGATCAAAATGTTGGTCAAGTTTATTGTCAAGGTGGTTCGTGATTGACGAATCAAAAGCCGATTTATATTATAATCTTGGAATCTTTGACATTTACGAAATTGAAAAACCAAAACTAATAAAAAAAGAAAATGTTATTAATACAAAGAAACGGAACGACGCCATTAATAGTGACGGTGACGGAATTGACAACGATACAGAATCCGGCGTATTTATTTGAGTTCATCCATGAACAAAGCTTCAAGGAATATCGATGCGTTTTGAATAATATTTCAACCGCAACACCGCGCTTTGATGAATTTGTTTTAATTGACGGCGTTGATGTTAATTTCGATTACAACGGTTACTATATTTACAACATTTACGAACAACAATCACCGGGAAACCTTGATCCGAACAATACCGTTTCAATGGTTGAAACCGGACGCGCCGAAGTCATCGAACTTGATTCGCCGTCGAATGAATACGATTCACCGATTTATTTCAATATATATGAGCAATAAAATTAAAATGACTTCGCTTTCCTTCCGGAAAGAATTCATCAAGCCGGATGAAGAAAAGGATCGCGCACTTGGATTCATCAAGTGGGGAAAGAAAAACGATTATCCTTATTTTTTAATTGACCTTTTCAATGGATCGGCTTGGCATCAAGGAATTGTCAAGACGAAAACTTTCTACATTGCCGGAAATGGACTTGAAGTTGTGAGCGGTGACATGCAAGGATTCATTGACAACCAGTATTCGAATTTTGACATGAATGAAATTTCCGAACAATTGGCATTCGACTTCGAATTATTCGGCGGTTTTGCGGTTAAAGGTACTTGGAATCGGGAAGGAACAAGGGTTGCGAAGTGGGAATATTTAGACCTGGACGCAATCCGGATGAGCGAAGACGAAAGATTTTATTTTTTGTCCGACGATTGGACGGCAATGTCGCAAAGTTTGGAAAAAACAAACCTTCGAATGTTTCCGGCATTAGATGAAAATAACCGAACCGGACAATTTGTAATGTACTACAAAGAACCGGCGAAGAAATCAAGAAAAGAAAAGGGAATTTATCCGAAACCAACATACAACGGCGGATTGACGGCGATTCAAACGGATGTTGACATCGCGAAATTCCACATGTACGAACTTCAAAACGGATTTAAGTCCGGAACACTTATCAATATGCCGTCCGGATTCCCGGAATCAACCGAAGAATTGCATCGAATTACCGAATCAATAAAAGGACGAACACAATCGGTTGAAGATGCCGGCGAAATTATTATCACTTTTTCCGACGGCAAAGATTTAGCGCCAACGATTCAACAATTAACCGGCAATGACCTGGATCGAAGATACGAAGTGACGGCCAAATCGGTTCAACAAAATATCTTGGTTGCGCATTCAGTTACCGCGCCGACATTGTTCGGAGTTATGCAAGAAGGATCGTTCAATGCTGCCGAATCCGGTGACTTGTTTCAAATTTTTAAAACGACTTACGTTTCTTCGCGTCAAAAACGAATTGAATGGATGTTGAACTACATGGCGAAGCTTGGTGGCTATATTGGTTCGGTGAAATTGGTCGATGTTTTGCCGTTAAGTTTGACACCAACGACCGAAGTAATTGCGCCGATTCCGGTTGCAGCTTGCAAGCAAGATTTTACAAATGATGAAATTTCAGTCTTCGAACAATTTGGAGAAAATAAAGACAATTACATTGTTTTACAAAGTAAGTCAATCGCCTGGGACACGCCGTCCGAAGAAATATTTGCGCGACAAGATTTGATGTTCGAAACAATTGGCGAAATCAAAATACAAATAAAAGATTTTGACAAGAACGTTTTGAATCTATTAAAAAACGGCGAAGATTCAACATCCATTGCGAAGGCATTGAACACAAATATTGAAGCGGTGGCGAAATCAATCAATCAATTATCAACCTGGGAATTATACCAAAAAGGAAACACAACCGATCTTGGCGATTCTTTATTGAAAGACATTCCAATTGAGGTTTCCGAATTCGAAGTTCGTTACTCATATCAAACAAGAACCGACGTTCCACCGGTTAAAACGGAATCACGCGAATTTTGTACGAAATTACTTTCTTTAAATAGAAGTTACACGCGCCAGGACATTGATTCAATTAGTTCAAGAGTTGATCGCAATGTTTGGAGTTATCGCGGCGGTTGGTACACGAATCCGGACACGGAAAAAACAACGCCTTGGTGTCGTCATGAATGGATTCAACAATTAGTCATTAAACAAAAATAAGATTATGAACTATCTACTTTCCGTTGAAAATTTAAAAAAACTTGGCTTGATCCATTCCAACACCGACACGAAGATTCTTGCGGTGGCGATTAAACGAAGTCAAGATATCCAATTACAACCGGCATTGTCAACGCCATTATTCAAGGCGCTATTATTGCGCGTTCAAAATAATACTTGGACGCAAAATTATCTTGATTTAATGAATGATTATGTTGTTCCTTGTTTGGTTGCATTCGTTGACTATCGATGCGCGTTACTATTAAATGAAAAATTGACAAACAAATCGGTCGGTCGCGTTCAAGATGAAAACATACAACCGAACACCGACGCCGAAACAAGCGCTTTGCGCGACCAATTAAGAAAAGACGCGTATTTCTACAAGGAAAGATTAATCGTTCATCTAATGGCCGATAATGGCACGAAATATCCGGAATATATTGAAACGAATTCAAGTCCCGGACATTGTTCCGAAGACATGACAAAGGATCGAAACGGTTATACACCAATCAATTTTATAATATGAAATTTAAGGCGTCTAAAAAACAAATTGAAAAACTAAAAGAATTTTTAAAACATGGAAAGAACGCTGAATCAACTAAAAAAAGAGTTCGAGATAATCGCGACGGCACACCGTCAAATTAATGATTTCTTTTTTGGCGATTTTCTTGACGCCGTTTCACGCGATGCGGTTAAATTTCCGATCATGATTGTAACTTTGCAACCTGGTTCAATTGGTGATTTCTTTGTCGGGGTGAATTGCATTATTTCAATTGCTGACAAATATAATATCCAAGAATATAGACAAATCGATGAAATTCATTCCGATTGTTTATCCATTTGCAAGGACATTCACACGACATTCAAGCAATGGCGATTCGAAGAATTTCTTGATGTTGAAGGAACAATCGCAACAACACCATTTATCAACCGATCACACGATGTCACCGCCGGTTGGACGATGAACATGTCCGTCAACATTTACGATGAAGAAAATTGGTGTCAAATTCCGTTCGACAATTACGATTTCGAGAACAATTAAACATAATAGATAGATGAACAAGCATTTAAGATCATTATCGGTTATCTTTTTTATTGCAGCTTATGGAACGGCAATCGCAATGTATTTCGAAGATGCCTTGTTCTTGAAGCTTGGTGGCGTCGCGCTTGGATTGTTCTTGACATTCCAGTTGATTGAAAAATTTGAAAATAGAATTTAATGAAATTACAATTATATATATTACTCGCAAACATCCGTTTGTCATTTATGAAATTGCTTGCGGTTGTTGGCGCGTTTTTTTTACCAATTTCAGGCATTTTATTTTTGGTTGGATTCGCGATATTTGTTGACACCTTGACCGGACTTTGGAAAAGTAAAAAATTAAAGATTAAAATCACATCGCGAAAATTATCGGCGGTTATTTCAAAATTATTTTTATACGAACTTGCGGTCATTGGATTTTATTTAATTGACTTTTGGATTCTTAATGATATAGTCAAACAATTCTTTTCCGTTCCATTAATGTTGACAAAAATTCTTTCATTGGTATTGGTTTCAATCGAAGTCATGTCCATTAATGAGAACTACTTTTCAATCCGTCAAATTTCCATTTGGCAAGGAATGAAGAACCTTTTTTCCCGAGCGAAAGAAATTAAAAAAGATATAAATGAAATTAGATCAAACGAAGATAGTTCAACACCGATTATCTAACGACCAATTTTTTCAAGACGTTCACGAAAAAAAGCAAATTTATTTGCATCACACGGCCGGCGGTGGCAATCCGGTAGCGGTTGCGAAATATTTCCAACAAAAACAAGAAAGGGTTGCGACGGCATTCGTAATCGGAGAAAAAGGAACAATCGTTCAATTATTTTCATCAAAGCATTGGGCATATCACCTGGGATTGAAACCGGAAGTTTTCGCCGAAAAAGGAATTGATTATCGAAGCTTAGACAAGATATCAATCGGAATTGAAATTTGCAATTTCGGGCCGCTAAAAAAGCAAAACGGTAACTTCATCAATTATGTTGGTGGCAAAGTTGACCGCTCGCAAGTTACGGAATTGAACGGCAAATACAAAGGTCACATTTGGTGGCAAAAATACACCGACGAACAAATCGAATCAACGCGTCAATTGTTAGTTTACCTTTGCGACACTTACGGAATTTCAAAAGAATATAACGATTCGATATTTGACATCGACAAGCGCGCTTTAAAAAGTGAAAACGGA